CAGTCATATCTTCATTTAATCCCCTTATTTTTAAACTGTTTCTAGTTATAGTTAAAATATTGGTATCAAAAGTGCCGTTTAAATCTAAAAATTGTATTTCGTCACCTAATAAAGGAGAAGCTGGTAATCTTACAGTAGCAGTTGCTGCTGATGTATTTACAAAAATTCTATCATTAGATGCTGCTTGAACTATAGTTGAACCATCTCCTATAACTGTTGAGTAAGGGTTGCCGCCTCCTAATCCTGTCCAAGAATTACCATTATATCCTTCCCACTGATTCAAAGTTGTGTTATATCTAAATCCACCTGTATATAAAGATACGCCTGTGGGTCTTTCTGCTGTTGTACCAGTAGGTGGCACCCAAGCTCCTGTGCCGGCGAAATCTCTTGTCAAATAGATAATGTTTCGTCTATTGAAAATTCATTAATCGTAGCACCTAATTGAGCACCGATAGAACCAAGTTGTAATTCAGATAATCCTGAAAGGTCAAAAGCGTCAGCATTTAAAGTTGCAATACCTGTTGCCTGTTGAATACGGAATAAATCTCCTACTCTAAAATCTCCATCTTGGTCTGTAGAAACGAAATAAACACGGCCTCCTAATAATTCTTCTACCTCGTCTGTTTGGTCAGGCGCTTGTGAAGGAATTCCTGGATAATTAGTTGTTACTACATCGCCAGTTCCTACATTTAAAAAGTCATGGCCTGTTAATCGGACGTTTGAAAATTTTGTCGTAATAAGAGTTGCGTTATTATTACCTACAGCACCATCAAGTTGAGTAACGCTATCTGTTAAACGTATAGTCGCTGTACCTGCAGCAGTGTTTTCTTCTGTTACTAAGTTAACACGATAATATCTGGAGTTGCCAGTAAATTTAACGTTTGCTCCTACAGTTATTACACCTGCTGTAGATAAAGATGTAGATCCTGATTTTACTGAAATAATAGGACCTAATTGCCCTTGTTGTGCAACGTTTGTGGAATCTGAAGGACCAAAAGTTGCATTTAAAGTAACTTGAAATACTGATGAATTTTCTTTTGTAATAGTAATGACTTCACCTTTTTGGAAATTTCCAACTCTATTTGTTATGTGAATATTATTTAATTGTGTGTTATATCTTAAAAACTTAGCAGTTGCACCTGACGTAACTCCTACAATATTAGCGTTTCCTGAACCGTTAATTGCAATTGCTCCTGAAATATCTGATTGTGTTGCAAGACCTATAAAACCTCCAGGTCCAACTGATGATAAAGTGGCGTTATATCTAAGCATTTCACCATTACCTTGTATTTGAATAGGAGTTTCAGCAACTAATTGACCTGTAGCAACAGCGCCTTGTTCACCATAACAAGATGAACCGTTTAGACTTCTTATGAAACCACCTTCTGAAGCAAAATAAGATTTATTACAGAAATAAGTAAAACAAGAAACCATTTCTGCTCGACCATTTCCGTGACACCAAATACCTATACCGTCAGAATTAATTTGTGTAAAGTGTGTTGCTAAAATAGATTTATTACTTGCAGCGTTTGTATGTAAAAGGCCATCTATTTTTATACCAACAGCGTTGGGATTGTAAGATGTCATATCTTGTAGATATGGAGATTGAGTTAAAATTGCTCCTGCAGGATCTAATGAAGTTAAAACAGCACCACCAAAACCTGTGTTGGCAGCTAAATGTGTAGAAGTGCCAGTCATACCTCTTAATGTCATTAATCGTAAATTTGTACCATCATTTAATAACCACATATAAGAAGCGTTGTTTGCTTCTAATGATGCAATCTGAACTGTTAAGGTACCTGTACCACCACAACCAATTGTAGCTGCACTTAGTGTTGCAGTATTTCCTATTTCGTATCCGAAACCACCATGGTAAACAGCAACAGCTGTAACAGAAACTCCCGTAATTGTAACGTTTACTACTAATCCATCTCCTGAACCTGTAGCTGTTGTTGGGTGTTTATATTTGTAAGTTCCTGGTGTAGCACCTGAAATTGTAGATGCGAATGAAATTGTTGCAGCTGTAGATGAATACCCCGATTCAGGTCTTACTTCGACAGCTCTTAATGCTTCACCTCTTACTGTTACGTTAGCAGGCACAACTAATGGTAAATGTTCTTTATAAGAACCTGCTTTTACCCACACCATATCTCCGAAGCCAACACTGTTTATAGTTAGTGTCATGTTAGTAGCGTTGCCTAAGTATGATGCACCGTTAATTGTAACAGTATCGCCAGTAACAAAATTTTTACCGCCATTTGTAATTTTTACATTTGAAACAGTAGGCACTGTTGAACCATCTAATGTAATTCTAAAAGTAGCTCCTGTTCCTGTTCCTGAAGTTGTGAAAGTAGAAACGTCAAATACTCCTCCTGCTCCTCCTACACCTCCCGAAACACTTGTTAAATCTAATATATCACTTTTGTTAGAAGCAGTTAAAGCAGCTTTAATAGTTTTTTTAGGTAAAGTTTTTGAACCAGGATTTGAGTCGTTACCTGAATTTGAAACATAAATTACGTTTTTACCAGCTTCATCTAAACGCCATTCAGGTATTGAACCGTTTGAAGTTAATATCGAACCTTGTGGACCTAAATCTAATCTTGTTGGTGCACCTGAAGCGTTAAGAATAATCATATCGCCAGATTCAGTCATCACGTTGCCTTCATCACCAACTGCTAATGTTTCCCAAACAAATTCGTTTGTTCCAGGAGTTATTCCACTTTGTCTATCTTTTTTCTGTATGTAAGATGAACCTAAATGTCTTACAACTTCGCCAATTAAATATGTTGTGCCTGAAGAATATGCTCCTTGATATTTAAAACCTGTTGTAACTAAATTCCAATAAGTTGAATTTACTGCACCTGTTGCCTGTACAGCAGGATATTGATTTGAATGATTTGAGTTTGATACGTAAGAGTTACCTCCGTAATTAACTACATCTCCTGTTTTATATGCAGTGCCGTATGAAAATGTTCCTGTAGGTTTATAACCTGTTGTTACAACGTCCCAATATGCGTTATCTGTAGGAGTATTTCCTGCTGGAGTTTCTTGTATTGCAACGTAAGTATAACCACCGTAAGTTACTACATCGCCTGTTTGATAATTTGTAGAAGGATTGTAACTATCTTCCCATTGTAAACCTTCAGTGTAAACACTAAATTTTGTTTCATCAAAAGCTGAAGCACTTGCTGATGATGTATGAGCTGTTGTACAAATCCATAAACTTGCACCGTATTTTACAACATCATTTACTTTGTAGTAAGTACTGATAGCATAAGTTCCTTTGTAATCTGTTGCATCAGAATATAATTCAAAATTAGCTACGTTTAATATTGCTACACCACTTACAGCCGCAGCTGATGTGTGTTGAGTTGTACAACGATATTGTCTTGAACCATATTTTACAACGTCATTTAATTTGTAATGTGTAGAGGCCGCATATGTGCCTTTAAAGAAAAAAGATTCACTGTGTAGTGAATATTTACCAGCAGATAAATCTGTATAAAATCCTGGACTTGTAGATTGAGAAGTATGATTTACTAAAACAACGTAAGAGTTACCACCATATTTTACTATGTCGTCTATAACATAAACAGTTGAAGTTGCCCAATCGCCTCTCCATTTAAATTTTAATCTACCTAATTTGAAATCTGCCATATTTTATCTGTACCTATGCACCAACGTATGTTGTAGAGTTAACTGAAGCAGCTGTATTTTCAAAAGTATCAAAATCGTCAGAAACTAATGCTGTTCTCGCTACTGCTTTGTTTTCTCTCCTTACTAATTCTCCATCACTATTTATAAGATAAGTAGATTTAAAATCGTAAGTAAATTGTTGAAATTTATCGCTATCATTATTGTAATATCTTTTTTTATTCATACACACATTTATTATACTTCCGTTAACTGGAGTAATGGTTAATGTTAGATTATTACCTGAAACATTGAAATCTGAAAAGGCAATTTTCTTAATATTATTTACAAAAACAGCTATCATATTTGCACTACCTATTGAATAAGCTAGTGTAAAAACGTTAGTTCCAGAATCTTGGAGAAAATTTTGAACATCATAATATTCATCTCTTTCATCAACATAATTTGTTTCATCTTTAGGCACTAAATCTGATTTACCTTCTTCAAAATATTTTGAAACTGTAATTTCTTCTGTGCTTTTTTCTCTATCAATAGTTGTTAGATACAACATACCATCAGTTGTTCTTCTTAAACCATTAAAATTTTTTAATTTAGGTATTGTTATATTTTGAGGAACAATATAAGCCATTAAGCAATCTCCAATATACTAGCAAAAACTTCTACATCAGGTGAAGTTGAGTCTTGATTTACTTCAGCCACAATTCTAAGTATATCATTTTGTTCTAAGTTTACAGGCTTATCAAGTGTCAAAGTATTATTCGTGTCAATTTCTAAAGATTTTCCTATATGTCTAAAAGTTGTACCACCATCAATTGTAACTTTTACATCAACTCTAGCGGCATTAATAGAACTTTTGTTTGATATGTACAATGCGTGAATAACAGCAGTTGTAGAAACAGGACAAGTGTATAAATTAGCACTAGAGTTATCTGAAGTAATAACTGCCATGCCTGCATTTTTAAACGTACTTGCCATTTTTTAAATTATCCTCCGAAAACAATTGACAATGC